GGCCAGCGCAAGCGACCGGAATGTCAGCATCCATGAGCGTGTAAGCCCTTCCCGATGCGGCCCTGTCCCGCAGCGCATCCAGGTGGATTGCCTCTGTAGAGCCAACCTGAGCCGCTTGCGGGTCAATCCTGAACACATGATCCACGTGAAACGGAACGATCATCCACCATCCGATGTGTTCAGGCGTGGCATTAATGTCACAATGTTGAGCGGCAAGGCTCCTGAAGTCCTGATCCTGATCGAGGGATCGTCCTGCCAATCCCCCGGCCACGGCAGAATAACATTCCCTGTTTTAAGCGCAGTCGCAGAGTCGAACGGCTCATCGGGCCTGCGGTGGTCATGCTCGTACCAAGACCCCTCTTCGTCCCCGCGCCGCTCCGAGTACTCGAACGGCCCGGAACGGTAGAGACGAAGCCCAAGGCTCCTAACCCGCTTCTGTTTGCCCTGAGACGTACCGTCCTGCGATCCAGCCTCAATCGGAAGTGTCTCGATTTGGGACGTATAGGGCAGGCCAACATGGACGATAGACCCGGCGCGGCTCAGCGTAATTGCCCCACCTGACACAACCGCCGTTTCGCGCTGTTCGCCATCGGCAAGAACCGTAACCGTCTCGCCGTTGAGGTGCGTCAGGCCCGTGATCGAGGTTGTCGCCGCGCCATTGTAGACGATGCCACAATCGCAGAAATGCGCGTTTTCAACATCGTCAGCAATGTTCCAATTCGGGATATATTCCACATACCGCTTGGTCGATCCGTTGATGTACCGCCGGACGATCATCCAAAGATCGTCACCTGAATTGTCAGGGCTTGGCAGGGTCGCCACACTCTCGACAACAGCCGAATTTTCCCGTGCCGCGTCCGAATAGCCACCCATGATGTGGCGATGCCAGCCAATCACGTCCTGAGACTTGTTGTAGGTCAGCGCGCTTAACCCGCCATCCGCCAGAACAGACCACACCACGGCATCCGGCTCCGGCTGCCAAGCCATCTGCACAACGCCTGATTGCGTCACGTGCTCAGCAAGAATCGTTAGATCGTTCGCGACGACCCTATCCACTTGGTAGTCATACTGCGCCTCTCTGACCTTCCGTCCGCTCGTTTGCAGGAACAGAATGGCCTCATCGACCCGAAGGGCTTGCAGATAGGCAGAGCCATGACTCGACTGCGCGACCTGCTTGATATTGTCCGGCGCAAGCGGTTCGGACTGCGAGGCCGGGCCGACAAGAACCTCCTGCCCTGTCGTTCCAACCATGATTTCCGACTTGTCGGCCTTCATCCACTGGAACGCATTTACCTGCCCCGATGCGAGCGTGACATTGATCGCGCTATCGGGAAGCACTTCGCCGCCTTCATCGCGCTCGTCAAAGTTTTCAAAGTCGTTCGAAACCGACATCCAGAGCGAGTCAGGGTTCGCAGTAGACCCGCCGAGAACGAGGCGGTTCTGGTAGAGACACACCGTGCGGGGATAGCCTCTTGCGCTTGACCACGGACTCAGCGCCCAACGCGTCGTAGCATTCCCGGACCCAACGACCTTATCAGGAAGCCTCGCCGTCTTGCCGATGCTCTGCACCGTCGCCGTGACAGACGTTCCGGACGAATAGGCCGTGATTTTGGCGATGCCATAGAATAGGCTTGTGAACTCCCATTCAGCCCGCGCGCCGTTCTTTGGCCCGTCATATGCCTTGCCATAAATGTGCGTCGGCGGGGTCGTTCCGGTCCGCTCCACAAGAGACGTGCATTTGTAAACACGTTCTTCATTCCGGGCTATCGAGTTGACCGCAAACCCATATACGGCAGGCTCCCAAGCCGATAAATCCTCAAGGTTCGGAATATGCAGCCAGACCAACCGCCCAACATCGGTCGATGCGAAAATAGACGACGATGCCGTCAACGTCACGCTACCGGTCGCCGCGCTCGCGTAGATCGTCGTCGCCGTGTCGTTCTCATCAAGAAAAGGCCCGCCCGAAAACGTAATCGTGCTCAACGTCCAGGACGTGTCCGAATTGCGGATCAGCTTGCGCGGCTCATAATCGCCATGCACGATATAGAGCACGTCCGCCGATTGCTCGAATTGAAGCTCGAACAAATCGCTTTCGTCATACGGAGACGAAATCTCGTAGGCCGCGCTTCCGGAAAGAAGCTGCGAGCGGCTCTTGTAGAACCGGATGTACTGGTGCCCAAATTCCAGAATGTAAGCCGCCGTGGTCGAGTACTGAAACGGATAGAGCCGCGCTTTACGTGTCGCGTTCTTGGCCGCAGCCGAATAACGAGACCCGCTACGCCGTCTAACCGCACCTTGAACCAGCGGTACGAAATTCTCGCAGACCCGAAGCCCGTTCTGGTACTTCGCATAATCAACACGCCCAAGCATGAGGGGGGAAAATTCCCCCGCATTCAAAGCCGTTTTGATCGGGGATGCCCGCGCCATCAGGCCCTCGCCGTGATCCAGATCGACTCAGACATTTGGATCGGCGGATTATCCAGAGCGTTCCGGCCCTTGGCCTTGCGGCCCGCCATTTCCGCTGCCGCCGCCAAACCGTCCGCTTTCGAGGCCGAATCCTCAAGCTTCAGGCACAATTCGGACGCCAGCGTAAGCGCGAGATATTCCTCGAACAGCGGTGTGAACCGGTCCTCAGTCACATTCGCGGTGTAGGCCAGCTTGATGCTTTCATCCTGATCGCACGCAATCGTCGTGCCGAGGATTTCCCAATCGCCAATCTGAAATCCGTCGATCTCGCGCAGGTTGAGAAAGTCGGCAGGCAGATCATACCAATACGTCCACTTCCAATCCGGCGCATCGGTCCGCACTGCCAGCGTCACAAGCGTTTTCGCGAAGTTCCACGGATGCTCCTGAAGCAGCCTTTGCTTGGTCGCATCGTAGAGTTCATTGCAATAGCGCGCGCGAGGCGTCGAATCGCTCAAGGCCGTGATCGGTTCGGCCCCAAGCTTCAACAGCGCCCGGTTGCAGATATCAACCGCTGTGGTCGCCATTGGCTATCACGCGGGCGGCCATTTGTGTTCTTGGATGTAGTCGCGGATCGCCTCCAGAGCGAGAATTGCATCCCGCTTCGTCGGCGCATCGGCAAGATCAATCGTAAACTCAGCCGTCACCGTTGTCGCCGAACCCGACGCATCCGTAACCGCGTTCTTCGTCTTACCCTTATCGAGGGAATATTTTCTCGTCGCCATTTCCGTGTCCTTTCATGCGAAAAGAGCCGGGACGCAGTGCCCCGGCCCTTCCTCGCTATTGCCCCGCCTTAACCGACAGACGTGGTGTAGTGAACATCGACCAGAATCGTTCCCGCCGCCGAGCCGACCGTAACTGCGGTCAGCGCGAGGTAGTACCAGCGGTTCGGATCGCTCGTTAGACCGAGGTCCTGCCACACCTGCTTCTTCGCATTCGCGATGCTCTTGATCTCGAACAGCGCGTTGATCGGTGCGGTATCGCGGGCCGATGACATGTCGATGGCGTCGCCGTAGACGTTTTCATCGACATCAACGCCAGCCGTGGAGTAGAGACCGAGGTTGTAATCCGTGCCGCCCGTGATCGCGGTGTTGTAAAGCCAAATGGCATTCAAACACCACGAAGAGTGGATCGGCATGATGAAAAACACATCGGCATCCGAGTCCGCCGCAGCAACGGACACGATCTCCTTGGAGGAGAACACCCGCCCCTGCTGAACCAGCGGGGACGAGTGAATGATGGGCGTGGCCTCGAAATTCGTGATCGCCACGCTCTTGGGAGTTGCAGCCGTCATTGTTCAGTTCCTTTCCAAGATTACGATTCGGCGCACTTGATTTCGACGACCTTGCGCTCCTGCGTGCGCGTCACGCCGAAGTAGGTCTTAAGCTGCGTCGTCCAGTTGTTCTTCCGCCCCGGATCGCGGAACACTTCGGCCTTCATCAGCCAGCGTCCGAGATGCATGCCGGACTTCACCCACATCGGGCACCGGCGGTAAGACGAACCGTCCACCGGAAGCTCTTCCGTAACGATGAAGTTGACCCCGAGGAACGAAGTGATATTGCCTTCGCCAAGCGGACGATTCGCGTTGTAATCGCCAGAGGTGAAGTTCACTTCCTTCATCAGGTTGAGTTCCTGGAGCGCGGTCATCGCGCACCAGACCTGATCGCCGGGGTTGATGGCGTAGTACTTCTTCAAAAGCTGCTTGCCCTTGAGAAGTTTCGCCACCGTCATGCCGACGTTCGACGCAGCATCCTCGTTCACCGCAACTTGCATCGCGGAGTCGAAGGAAGTCGTGGTTCCGCCTTCCTTGCCGGTCTTGCAATCGGCGAAGAACCCGGTTCCGAGAACGCTTTCGATCTTCCGCGCCGCACCATACGCAAGTGCGGACGTGTAAGGGCTCTCGAAATTCGCGATGGTGCGCACCGCGTCCTGATCGTCGATAGGCACAGCCTTATCGAAGAAACGCGGATAGACCCAGCGCGCATCATGCGGCACGTCGCCATAGTTCGTGGCCGCATTCGAAACAGTCGACTCATCGAGTTCGATCGTTCCGACCTGCTTGACGACTTCGGCACCGTTGCCGGTGTACATGCCGGTATCGACGGCACTCAGAAGGCGAGAGCCGGTCAACTGGAGTTTCGCCTCGACCGTCGCAGTGAATTGCTTGGTAAAGGCTTCGGTCATTTCAGGGGTAGCCATTGCATGGCCTCCTTTGCTTGAACGGGTTGAGTTCGAGCGAAGGGCCTTGTCCGTGGCTCTTTAGGCGTGTGCTTGTCCGCCTGATGGCGGGGCGTGCTTCCAGAGACTTGGGGGCACGTTCTGTGCGTTACGCACGCATGGGCGGCGGATTTATCCGCGATCAGGACGGGAAGTCGCCTAACTCCTTGTCGTCCGCATTTCGAGAGGCTTTCCGCTTCGGCTTATCCGTTTCCGGGGCCGAATCGGCGAATACTTCAAACTTCACAGCGAGATTTACCACCTCGTCGCCGCTTCCTCTACCATTAAGATGCTCAATGGCAAGGCGAAGAAACTCGATCCTGTCTGCCTTGGTGATCATGACATAGCCGCAAGGACAGCATTCCACTCGCGCTTCGCGACGGCATCGCCGCTATTGAGGCGCGTGAGGAAGGCCAAATCTTTCTGCATTTCCTGCATCCGCGCCGCCGCCGCTTCGGGCGACCCGTAAGACTGGACCTGCTTGCCGTCGATCATACGATGCTCTTCAAGCCCGCCGCCGATCTTGCCGAGGATTTCCCCGGCACGCTTCGGACCGAACACTCGCAGGAACTGTGTCATCTCTTCCTGAGTGACGCCCGCGAATTTCGCGCCGCGCTGCACCGAGGCGATGGCTGCATCGGCCTTCGTGCCGAGTTCCTGCTTCCACGTCTCGAAGTCCTTCTCGACCTTTTCTTCAGCTTCAGCCTCGGCCCGAGCCGAGCGTTCCGCCGCATAGGTGGCGTACTTGCCGACAATGGCCTGTAGCTGGCGTGGCATCAGTCCTGCCTCATGCGCCCAGTTACGAGCCGCAGTCACAAAGTCGGTATCGAAGCCCTCGGGAAGGCCCTCGATCTTATAGGCATCGGCCTTTTCAGGACGGCCAAGCTTGGTGAAAAACTCGCCCCATTGCTCAGCGGGCGCATCGTCCTTGGGAACCTGCAAGCCGTTGCCCTTGAACTTCTCAAGCTCGCGGTATGATTTCGCCAAGGCTGGCGTCACTTCGGCGGCGGGCTTGTTCCAGCCCTTGGTCCCGAGCCACGAAACAAACTCGTTGTCATTCGACAGGTCGCCAAGCCAATCCGCTTTCGCGTCCTGCTGAACCTGTGTCTGTGTTTGCTGCTGTTGCTGTCCCTGCCCGCCATCGCCGCCGGACATCACTTGCGCTGCTTCAGCCAATGCTACTCTCCTTCGAGTTGCGCTTCGATTTTGCGAAGCGTTTCATCCGTTACGTTCGCGAAAGCCTGTATCCGCAACCAAATCTCGCGTCTTCCTTCGAGGAAGGCCGATTGATGCGGGTCGCCCTTCACATAGGTCGAATTGCGCGCCCGGCAGAACCGGGCAAGATCGGCAAGAACAATGTCTCTCGCCTCTTCAAGCGGCATCTTCTCAGCGCCGCCGAAGAACAGTGTCTTGTAGGCAGCCGCCAGCCTGCGACGCCGGGAAAGCCACGTGATCCCGATCATGCCGCCTGACGCTGATCCGTGAGGAGCTTGACCGTCTGAGCCAAGCCGGGCCCGGCCTGCGCCGCAGCGCCAACCATCGACATGGCGTCAGACTGCTGCGTCAGGGCTTCGTATTCGTCATCCGAGCGCAGAATGCGGGACGGAAGACCCGTGATCTCAGCCACCATCTTGACGGCCTCGTCACCATTGAACCGCTGCAAAATCTTCGGATCGACGCTCGCGAGCGGGCCGATGATCTCAAGCGTGCGGGTCAAGGCAATCGCCTCTTCCGCCCTCTGCGCCCGTGCCAGCGGCGAATCGTAGGCGATTTCGTATCCCGCCCCGGCCTGCGCCAGCTCGTCCGGCATATCGGGGAGCATCCGAGCATCGTCCAAAATCTGATACTCACGCTCAACCATCGGGCCGTGGCCTTCGGACTGAAGTCTCGCGCCTTCAGGTCCAAACAGGATCGCACGCTGATTGACGAGTTCCATAGCCATCGTGGCCGTCATGTTCGGGTTGTCCCGAAGCGTCTGAAGCATGTCCAGGTTGAACGTGCTCAAGATCATCTGCCGCCTGCGATCTTCCATATCGAGGCCATAGGGCAGCTTTGCGCCGGACTGGAACGGCACTGCCTTGGGCTTGCCTTCTGGGGTCATCATCCCGAAGTTCATCGCGTTCGGCGTCGTGTTCAGCGCCTCAAGAATGCCATCATCCATGAGCAGGATCGGCGGTTCGGCCTCGCGATGGGCCACCCGCATGTTCGTCTTGACCATCTGGTTGAGGGTCTTGACATCGGGCAACGCAAGCATGGCAGGCGAGCGGCCATAGATTTCACCGGGAGCCGTGACCAGCCTGAACACGGCATAGGGGAATGTCCTATAGCCGCCTTCCTCAACAACGCTCTTTTCGTCAATAGACACGTAGTAGGACGAATAAGCGAAGCCGCGCGGGCCAAAAGACCCCGGCGCGTAATCATCGTTAGCCTTCACGCAGTGCAGGAACATCCACTCCCGGAACGGCTCTTTCTCGACCGCCGCCGCGATCTTGGCCGGGAGCTTGTCCCCAAATTTCTGCGCTGCCTGACGGCTCGTCAGCGTGAACTTGCGGTGCAGCGTGTCCACGATACCGCCGCTGTTCTCGTCGATGTAGCACTCACCAAGAGACCGGGCTCGGTACCGGATGCCGGACTGATCGCTCTTTTCGATCTCAAGAATGCCAGTGCCAAACGCTGCGACCGAAACATAAGCCTCGTGCATCTGAGAAGCGAAGTTCGCGCGCGGCCCATACCGGACCTTGAACATCCGGTTCGTCACATCGTCGAAATAAGCCTTGACCGAATCGTCATTGTTGAGTTCGTCGCGCGCGGCGCGGATGCGGTGCCACTTCTGCGTGCGCGGCGAAATCATCGCCTCGATCAGCGCCGCATACCGCTCCACCGCCACAGGTCCGGCACTGTCGAAGATGTACTCGGTCCGCTTCTGGCCCGGCGTCAAGGTTTGGTTGAAATCCTGATAGCGGGGAACAAGGTGTTGCCCGATCTCAAGCCAATGCGATTCCCAATTCGTCCGGCGCGATGCAAGATCGTCATGGCGCTTGAGAAGGTCTTCGGCTTTCATCAAGGCACCGGAGTTGTTGGAATGGCCGCACGATAGGCCAGAATACCGCTCAGCGTCGCCGCCGTAATGTCAGCCGGTGCAATGTCGTCGTCGCACGCCCGGATCAGCACAAGGTGAAACCCCGCCTTGTCGCAGTCGATCAGCGCGTCCCGAATGTTGTCGCTCGTCGCGCTCGTCATTGCATTGAGCAGGCACGCGCGAAGCCCCGCGCAGTTCGCATCGACGATCTTGCGATCCGCCTCGAGGTCCGCCTTCGCGCTCGTCGGAATCGTCCCGTAAGGACCTTGGCTCAGGAACACATGCGGCTCGCGCCAGCGCGTCGGGTAGAGCGATCCGTTCTTCTTCGTCAGCAGCCGCGAAACCGAGTTCGTCACGCTGCCAGAGTCGCTTGAGTAGGGATACATAAACCCGAACACGTCCGAGAACGTCGCCTCGATCTCCTCGACCTGAGCCAGCCGCGCTGCCCGCGTGATCCCGTCAGCCGTCTCCTCCCAAACCTCGTGCCCGCAGTAGATCGCATACATCGCCTCAAGGCACTGAAGCGCGTCGTTCCCGTCAGCCGTCGTCCCGCCATCCGCGAGATAGCCGTAATTGTCCGCGATCCCCATGTCGGTCAAATCACTCGTCACCTTGATCCCGCAGAGGAACCCTTCCTCCTGCAACATCTCAAGATGCGCCTCGCGGCCCGCCGTCGTCGCGATCCCGTTCAACGGATACTGGTGCGTCGTGAACATCCCCGCCGCAATTGACGCCTGAATCGCGCCGCGCAGCGTCTCCACATTCGCCGCCGTCGGCGTCGTGTACGTCGCCTCCGTCCGATCCATATCGTAGGCCCCAACAACCATCGTTCGCCGCTCGCGCGCCGCATTCGCGCTGAACCCGCTCGGCTTGCCCGTCGTCAACTGCGCCGTCTCCCAGGCATTCAAAATCGCCTGCCAAGCATCCGGCACATGCACTACAGCCCGAGGCGTCGGCGTCGTCTCAATCTCAATCCGAAACGGCCTCACCGCGCACTGGCCCGCCGTGAATCGCTTGAGCCGATGCGCGACCTTCCAGCCCCACATCTCAGCCGTCTCGGGATAATCGAACGTACGGT